TTACATCGCTTGTTTTAGAATTTCCCTATGAGGACGAAAAGACCGGCGACAAGAAATATTATATTTATTCCCATTCATTCATACCAAAGCGGCGTATGCAGGAACACATGGATCAGGAGGATAACGCGCCGTATGTGATTTGGCAGCAGGAAGGGCTACTGACGGCAACAACGGCGGCAGCGGGCATAAAGACGGATTATAAAACGATTTTAGCGCACCTGCATAAATTGGTTGACGCATACGAGATAGACTTAACGGCGATTGCATACGATCCGCATAATGCAAGCGCGTTTTTGCAGGATCTGGAAGATTTCGGCTGTGATCTGGTGGAGATTAAGCAGAGCGCGAGGAGCCTAAACGATGCAACGAAAGATTTTAGGCTGGAGGTAAAGGCGCACAATATAGAGTATGAAGAGCGCAACAAGCTATTAACAAGATCCATGAATGACGCTATTTTATCAGAACCGAACAGTTTCAACGAAATTAAGATAGACAAGATGTTACAGAAAAACAGAATAGACCCATGCGATGCGGTGATATGCGCCCACAAGGTAGCAATGGGTGTCGAAGTTGAAGAAATAACAACCGACCAGAGCGTGGAGGCGTATCTGAGAATGTTTGAGAAGGAGGCAGATGCAGGCGGCAAATGAGGATATTTGACAAAATCAGAAGGTTTTTTAATAAAACGATAAGACCGGCGGCGGGCGCGGATGATGAAAGCCTGCTAGAGTGGCTGGGAATATCGGGAACGCCTAAAAAGGTTTTGGGGGAAGTGACCTATTTTACCTGCCTTAAGATGCTGTCCGAAACATTGGGGAAAATGCCGGTTAAATTCTACCAGAAGACGGAGCGGGGGATCGAGGAGGCAGCAGGAAACGCCACCTATAATTTGCTGAAAACGCGCCCAAACCCGCAAATGACACCCACCGTATTCTGGGGGACGGTCGAAAACAACCGGAACCATTACGGAAACGCTTATGTATGGATCCAAAGGGAATTTAAAAGGAAGAAATACGGCGGCGACATGGAAATAAAAAGCCTATGGATCATGCCGTCAAGCGATGTGACTGTAATTGTGGATGACAAGGGCGTATTTGGTGCCGCAGGCGATATTTATTATTGGTATACGGACAAATACAGCGGTGAAAGCTATATGTTTCCGTCAGGAGATGTAATGCACTTTAAAACGTCAATGTCATTTGACGGTCTGACCGGCGCACCGGTGCGGGATATCCTGAAGGCGACAATAGAGGGCGGCCTAGAAAGCCAAAACTTTATGAACAACCTGTATAAGGGCGGCCTGACGGCGCGGGCGGCGTTGCAGTACACAGGCGATTTATCCCCGAAACTGGAAAAACAGTTGATTGCAAGGCTGGAGGAATACGCCAACGGAGCGAATAATGCGGGCAAGTTTATCCCGATCCCGATCGGCATGAAATTGGAGCCTCTCAATATCAAGCTGACTGACAGCCAATTTTTTGAGTTGAAAAAGTACAGCGCGCTACAGATCGCGGGCGCGTTCGGCATCAAGCCGAACCAGATAAACGATTACGAGAAAAGCAGTTACGCAAACAGTGAGATGCAGAACATTTCTTTTTATATTGACACGGAATTATATATCCTAAAGCAGTATGAGGAGGAAATAAACTATAAGCTGCTGGATCCGGGCGAAACGGCAGAGGGAAAGTATTACAAGTTCAATGAAAATGTTATTTTGCGCACCGATGCAAAGAGCCAGGCGGCGATTTTAACCGGATATGTGCAGAACGGCATATATACGCCGAACGAGGCAAGATCATTTATGAACAAACCGAGAATGGAAGGCGGCGATGATTTGATTTGCAACGGAAATTATATCAAAGTGGCAGACATAGGCAAAGACCAGGGGGAAGGAGGCGGCGAAGGTGGCGAAAATATTAAGATTACAAAAGAAAGACCGAAACAGCCGTTATAGGGAAGTCGGCAGCATAGAGATCCAGAATGAAACGGAAACATCGGCGGATCTCTGTTTTTTCGGGGATATCAACAGCGAGAGTTTAGGGGAATGGCAAAAATATTATCCGGAGGATAAAGCCCCGAAAGATGTGCAGGACTTTTTGGATCAGCTTGACGGCGTTTCAAAAATCAATGTGCATATCAACAGCGGCGGCGGTTCGGTATTCGGAGGCATCGCCATTTATAATATCCTGAAACGGTATGATGCGGAAATAACCGTATATGTCGAGGGGCTGGCGGCGAGCATCGCAAGCGTCATAGCAATGGCGGGCGATAAAATCATTATACCGGCAAATGCGCAGATGATGATCCATAAACCGAGCAGCATCACATGGGGCAACGCGGACGATATGAGGAAGGAGGCAGACATTTTAGACGGCTGCCAAAAGGTTATTTTAAACACGTATATGCAGCATACCAAAGAGGGGGTGACACCGGAGCAGATAAACGCGCTGATTGATGCGGAAACATGGAAAAACGGCGAGGAATGGCAGGAATTTTTTGACATTGAGGTAGCGGAAAAAAGCAACGCCGCAGCCTGCGCAAGTGATTATTTCGACCGGTACAACAACCTGCCGGAAAAACTGAGACGTGCGCCGCAGGCGGTTGACATTGACAGTTTAGCCGACGCACTGGCAGGACGGATAGAAAAGATACTGAAAGATAACCAGGCACCGGCAGCGGGCGGGGACAAGGAAAAACAGATGGAGGCAATTTTAGGGGATTTAGATTTAATCTAAGTCCTTTTTTAATGCAAAAATCAAGGAGGAACAAATACCATGAATGAAGAATTAAGGAAGCTGTTAGACGGCATCAGGGCAAAAAAGCAGGAAGTGCGGGATCTATGCAAGGCGGGCAGGATCGAAGACGCGGGCAAGGCAAAGGAAGAATTAAAAGACCTGCAGGCGCAGTTTGATTTACTCTATGATTTGGAGCAGGACAAACTGGACGGTATGCAGCAGCAGGCAGCAGCCGGAACCGCAAAAAAGATCGTGGATCAGACCAAGAAGGTCGCGGCCGCGTTTGTAAACGCAATCAAGGCGGCAGTAGGCAAGGGCGATTTATCGGCAGAGGATAAAGAGATCCTAAATTCCATGAACGAGGGCAAGGACGAGGACGGCGGCCTGACGGTGCCGAAAGACATCAGAACAGCCGTCAAGGAATTGCGGAGATCAGAGGACGCACTGGAAACGCTTGTAAACGTGGAGCGCGTAACCACATTAAGCGGCAGCAGGGTTATTGAGCGGTACGCCGACCAGACACCTTTTGACAATGTGGACGAGGCGGCAGAGTTTCCGGAGGATTCCACGCCGCAATTTGAAAAGATTGATTACAAGATAAAGAAAAAGGGCGGCATCTTAAAGGTCACGCAGGAACTTTTGAGCGATACCGCCGAAAATATCATAGGTTATCTGAAAAGGTGGATCGCAAAGAAAGCAAAGGCGACAAGAAACTTTATGATTATTGCCAAGATCCGCGAGATTACCAAAGATGCGGAGGTGCCGGTTGAGGGGTTGGACGATCTGAAAAAGGTTTTCAATATCCTGCTTGATCCGGCAATCGCTTTAGGCGCGTGCGTGGTTACCAATCAGGACGGCTATAACTGGCTTGACACCTTAAAGGACAAAGACGGCAAATATATTATGCAGCCGGATCCGACAAAGCCCATGGGTACGCTTTTGTTCGGCAAATATCCGGTAAAAAAGGTAAGCAATAAGACGATGAAAAGCGTAGCGGTTGAGGGCGGCTATAAGGTGCCGATCGTTTGCGGCGATCTGAAAGAGGCGATTACAATTTTTGACCGCGAAACGCTGACAATCGACATTTCAAGCACAGCGGGCAAGTTGTGGGAAACCGACCAGACCGGCATTAAAGTGCGTGAGCGTCTGGATATTCAGAGCGTGGACGAGGAGGCGATCATTATGGCAGAGCATACGATCCAAACATCGGGCGGCGCAGCGGTAGCGAGCATTGATCCGGACGAAACAAAAACATATACGCAGACAGAAATTGAAAAGTTGTCACGCGAAAAGATCATTGAATTAGGCACCCAATTAGGGTACACTATGACAACAACGGCAACGAGTGAAAAAGCGGCGGTTGTGGCTGATTTCATGGCACAGCAGGCAGCAGCACAGCAGTAAGGACAGCGGCGGCGGGGTAACGCCTGCCGCCGATTAAGGCAGGTGCAACTATGATAACATTAAAAGAGGTTAAGGAGTATGCAAGGATTGACATTGACGAGGATGACGGGTTACTGCAAAACTGTATTACAGCGGCGATCGAATATCTGAAAAACGCAACCGGAAAAGAATACCCCGAAACGGACGAAAGCGGCAATAAAGTTGATTATGCTTTAGAAAAGATATACCTGCAATTACTTATAGCCTACTGGTATGAAAAGCGGACACCTGCCGGAGGCGTTGGGGAGGATTTTAGTTTTATGACAAGATCGTTAATGCTGCAATTACAGAATAAGTAGGTGGCGGCATGGATATAGGACGAACGAACAAACGGATCACATTCTGCAGGTATGAGGAAAAAGAAAACGCATTATTGCAGAGCGAGCAGGCATTAGTCGAGGTTAAAACGGTCTGGGCGAGCGTGGAGCCGACAAGGGGCAGGGAATACCAGGAGGCGCAGAGGGTAAGACCGGAATTGACCTATAAAATAACAACACGATACCATAAAGGGATAACGCCGGATATGTTCATAAAATTCAAGGATCGTTTTTTCAATATCATTTCCATTATCAACGTGAGGGAACAAAACGCGATGCTGGAAATTGTATGTACGGAGAAAACAACCGAGGCGGCAAAAGTGAAAAAATAAGCATTGAACGCGAAAAAAGAAGGAGGTATAATAGAGAAAAACCATAGGAGGATCGGATTATGAAAGATTTTATTGTTACCCTGCTTTTCGGGTGGTTAGGCGCACATAAGTTTATGCAAAAAAAGTACGGTTTAGGTATTCTGTATTTATGCACGTTGGGATTATTCGGCATTGGTTGGCTAATTGATACCATTATAGCATTTACACAAATGACAAACGGACGGCAGCAGGCTCCGACAACACAAAATCCGAGCATATTTTCAGAGGGAAGGTATGCGCCTCCGGCAAACAGTTTAAAGGGAACTATTTCACAAACTGGAAACCGAGTTAAAATATATACAAAAGCACAAGTTGAAGGAATGACAAAAGCGGGCATTTTGGAATTGGCAGCAGGATTAGGCTATATAATGGAAACAGTTGAAAGCAACACAAAAGATAAAATCGTAATTGATTTTTTAGCACAGCAGGAAAAGCAACCGAGTACAGATAGTAAAAAACGGCTTATCAAAACTTTTAACACTGAAATTGTGGGAACATTTGCTAAATGCGACTTAGATAAAAGCTATGAACGATCAGAAATTATATGTTCATTAAAGCCAAACAGCAAATTAGATTTAGAATATTGGGAATACAAAGGTGAGCCTGCATTTTATGTATGCAATAAAGGATTAGATGCAGGTTGCGTACCGGCGACAATCTCTAAAACGTTGCATGATGTATATGGAGATTGCGAACTTGTGGTAACATTGCGAGGAGAGGCGTATTCAGTAGGCGGGGATTGGATGCAGAAAATAAAAATAGATGTTTATAAATAATGTTTAGGCGGCTTTATGCCGCCTTTTTGGTGGAAGTAAAATGGCAGATAGTTTTGAATTTAGTTTTGAAGGATTGGAAGAATTAGAGCAGGATTTAATAAAAGCAATCAGAAAAGCACCCGCACAAGCGGAGGAAACACTGGTAGAGCTTGCAAAAGAGTTTAAGGCATCGGCAAAAAAGAAAGCAGATGCAGAATTAAAGCCGCATGATCGCGAAGGAGCGCAGAAAAAGAAAGCGATCAGGAGAAAATGGGGGCATAAACTGGTAGATGATAAATTAGGCACAACGGCGTTGGTTTGGAATAGCGCGAGGCATTTTCATTTAATCGAAAACGGTCATAACCTTGTGAGGGGTGGTCATGTTATCGGTTTTGTACCGGGAAAGCATATCATGGAAAAAACAAGGAATGATTATAAGGATATTGTACCAGAACGGTTTGAAGAAATGGCAGATGATATTTTAAAGGAGAGTGATTTAGATTAAATTTTCAGAGATAAAAAAGGCAATCAACGGGTTGCTAAAGGGAAGATACCCGCCGCCACAATATAAGATCTATGGGAAAGAGGTCAGGGAGGGGTATGATGCACCCTGCTTTTTCACAGAGATTATAGACAAAGGCAGCAGGGCAGAAACAAAAAATTTCGCAAAGGGCGGCTTTACAATCAAAATAACTTATTTTCAGGAAGAAAAAAACGAATTAGATCAGCTTGAAAAGGTGGACGAAATAAAAGACCTTTTCGGGCTGATTTTTTATGTTGGAGATCGGAGGCTGACAGTAGGCGAATTTTCACATGATTACATCGGGGAGTATCAGGACATTTTGCAGATCAGTATTGAAATTGACTACAGGGAAAATACGAAAAAAGAAGATACGGCACCGGTGGCACAGGAATTAGGCGTAGAAATAACACAGGGATAGGGGGAAGTATGTATATTACAGAAAAAAAATATAAAAGTAGCAGATGGAATTATCGGAATTTTATTAAATGAGAAATGCACCGTAGCGGAGGCGCAAAGCATAATGGCGTATGTATCAAAGGATATAGTTTTCCTTTCTATCGTATTCCGACCGCGCAGGATCGGTAAATACATTGTAAGGCAAAGGACAACAAAAAACAATTAAGGAGGCTGAAAGAATGGGTGCACCAAGTATTGATATTTGTTTTATTGAAAAGGCAATATCGGCGATTAAGCGAGGCGAGCGGGGTATTGTTATGTTGTGGGTAAAGGACACGTTACCGGCACCTGCGGCCAATCCGGCAACAGTAGTAACAGAAAGCGACATACCGGCAGGCTTGTCAGATGTGACGGTGGAGCAGGTAAAACTTGCAATGATCGGCTATACGAATGCACCTAAAAAGGTGCTTGTGTACTGTATGGGGATCGCGGAAGATGCGGAGGAGGCAGCGGTTGACACCGGATATAAAAAGGCAATGACGGCAGCGGAAACAATCCGGTTTGATTATCTGGCTGTCCCGACAGTGGAAACGGACGGCAAAGGGGAAGATATTGCAGCATGGGTTAAGACCATGAGGCAGAATAAGAAAAAGAAGATCAAGGCGGTTTTGCCGAACGTGGCGGCAGACAATGAAGGCATTATCAATTTCACAACGGAAAAGAGCATAAAAACGGAAACCGTAACCGGTAAAGACAAAACAAAAACAACTGTAGATACGGTTTATACGGCAGAGCAGTATTGCGCGAGGGTTGCCGGGTTGATCGCAGGTACGCCCATGACGATTGCATGCACCTACGCGCCGCTTCCGGAATTATCAGATTGCACGAGACTAACCGATAACGACACGCCGGTAGACGAGGGGGAATTCATTATTTTCTATGACGGCGAGAAGGTAAAGGTAGCGAGGGGCGTTAACAGCCTTGTTACAACGGTTGACGGCAAAGGCGACAGCTTTAAAAAGATCAAGATCGTTGAGGCTATGGATATGATAAATGATGATATTGTCAAAACGGCGCAGGACAGCTATTTAGGCAAATACGCAAACACATATTCTAACAAATGTCTGCTGATAACGGCAATCAGCAGTTATTTTGCGCAGTTAAAGCGCGATGATATTGTAAGCAGCTATTCAGTTGGATTAGATGCGGATGCGATCCGGATCTATCTGAAAGGGAAAGGGCTGCAGGCAACGCTTGACGATGGCACGATAAAAGATGTTGACGAGTGCAGCGATGAAGAAATTATAACAGCAGACACCGGCGCAAGCGTATTTTTGACCGGCAATGTAAAAATCTTAGATGCAATCGAAGATATTAAAATGCCTATCTACATTTAAGGAAGGGAGGTAAGAGGAATATGCCGAAAGAATTCAAGGCAGAGCAGGTTATAAACGGAACATGGGGCGAGGCGTGGTTTGAAGGTGAATATTTGGCGCAGATAATGGCGTTAAAAGCGGAAGTTACGGCGAAAAAGACAGCGATCGCAATGGTACAGAGATTGAACGAAGGGCAGAAAATGACCGGTCTGGAACCGAAAGGCGAGATCAAGCTGCATAAGATCAACAGCACCATTATGAAGAAAATGAGCGACTGTTTCAAGCGGGGTAAGATGATGACCTGCACAATCATTTCAAACTTGAGGGATCCGGACGCTTTAGGCGCGGAGCGCGTGGCGTTATATGGCTGTCTTTTTGACAAACTGATCCTTGCGGATTGGGAGGCGGGGAAGATGGGTGAGGAAAGCTACAGTTTCACGTTTGAGGATTGGGAGCTATTACAGACCATTAAAGGGTAATAACAGAAAAGGGCAGCAAGGCGCGGAAAACGCGCCCTTTTTTTGTAGTAAAAAGGAGAAAAGAGTCATGAATTTGGTTGAAAAGTTGTTAGCAGTGGACAGGAAGGAATTTGACAGGATTGAGAAAAAGGAGATCCCAAGCAGACAGTTATCAAAACTTTTGGGAGCCGATGCAAAGGTAACAATACAGGCGGTGGACGGCGACCTTTTCGGCGGCCTGTCTGCAAGCGGTCTGGATGAAAGCGGGGAGGTTGATTACGGCAGGGCATTTTCTACCAACGCCAAGATTGCCGCCGCGGGCATCGTGGATCCGGATCTGAAAAATGAGGAACTGTTAAGACATTTGGGAGTTGCAACACCGGCAGACGCGGCAAAGAAGATTTTCAAGGGCGAGATCAACAGGATTTCAACGGAGATAGCAAAGTTAAGCGGTTTCAACGATGAAGAAACAACGGACAAAGAAGTAAAAAACTGATTAAAAGCGATAGGGAGGTAAACATGGATTACCTGCACTATCGCTTTAAAAATTGGAAACCTTTTGAGTACATGAGCCTGCCGGAAGGACAAAAGCGTATAGCGCGGGCGTACATGAGACAGGAAATGAGGGATAAAGCGGAAGAAAACAAAGCCATACAAAACGCGATCGGAGGTGGTTGATGTGGGCAGGGTTATCAGCGTAGCGTTGCAATTCATTGACGGCTTCACAAAACCATCACAAGAAGTCATAAAAAGTATGGGAAAAATGGCTGATAACATAAAGCGGAATGCGCGAGATATACAGAACGCGGGAAAAACAATTTCCAGTGTCGGATCCGAAATGGCCAAGGCAATAACTGTTCCGGTTACAGGAATAGCAACGGCGGCAGTAACAATGAGTAATGATTTTGAAAATGCCATGGCAAAAGTCGGAACAATCGCTGATACGCAAAAAACGCCTATGGACACGTTGAAAAAGCAGGTTATAGATTTATCAAACGCCGTAGGCGTTGGGGTCTCGGACATAGCGGAGGCACAGTATCAAGCGATTTCTGCAGGCGTTAATACCGCCTCAAGCGTTGATTTTGTTGCTACCGCTGTAAAAGCGGCAAAGGGTGGTTTTACAGATACCACAACCGCTGTAGACGGTTTAACAACTGTATTAAATGCATACGGTTTTGAGGCAGACAAAGCAACGCAAATAAGCGACCAGATGTTGCTTGCGCAGAATTTTGGTAAAACATCATTCGGAGATATGGCAAGCAGCATGGGAAATGTAATCCCGATTGCATCAAGCCTTAATGTTTCAACAGAAGAATTATTTGGCAGCATTGCGGTATTGACAAAAAACGGTATCGCGACAAGCGAGGCAGTAACAGGATTAAAAGCGGCATACAGCAATGTATTGAAACCGTCAGCAGAGGCAAGCAAGACAGCACAGCAGTTAGGGCTTGATTTTTCATCGGCACATTTGCAAAGTGTGGGGTGGGCTAAATTCTTAGATGAAATTAAGGAAAAAACGGGCGGTAATGCCGAAACAATGGCCAAGCTTTTCGGATCAACGGAGGCATTAAACAGCGTTACGGTATTAGCAGGAAAAGGATCCGCAGATTTTGCCAAGGTATTAGGGCAAATGGACGGTGCTGCAGGCATGACACAGACAGCATACGAAAAAATGCTGACACCAGCGGAACGCATGAACATTTCGTTTAATAAAATAAAAAATTCCTTAATAAAATTCGGAGCGACACTGACACCGACATTTGAAAAAGTCGCTGAGATTATTAGTGCGGTTGGTGATAAACTGAGCAATTTAAGCGATGCACAAGTAGATAATATCGTTAAATGGGCGGGCATCGTGGCGGCGATCGGTCCCGCAATACTGATATTCGGAAAAACCGTCCAAACGATAGGCAAAGTGCATAAAGCGTTCGGAAGCGCGATAAAAATATTCGCAAAGTTCAAAGGCGTGGCGGGGCTGCTTACAAGCCCTGCGGGAATCGTGATCGGGATACTGGTGGCAATCGCCCTGGCCGCATTTCTGATCATAAAGAATTGGGACAAAGTAAAGGGATTCCTGTCGGGGGTCGGCGGCTGGTTTAAAAATGCGTTTGAACAGGCGGGTTTTGTGGCAGAGGGATTTGTAAGCAAAGCCAAGTCGGTTGTAGACGGCATCCGGACAGTCTTCAATGGTCTGACAACTTTTATATCGGGCGTGTTTACCGGGAACTGGCGGCAGGCGTGGGAAGGGGTCAAAGGCATTTTCAAGGGCATTTTTGACACGTTCGCCGCAATCTGTAAGACACCGATTAACGCGGTCATCGGCATCATAAACGGCGCGATTTCGGGTTTGAACAAAATCAACGTCAACATACCGGAATGGGTGCCGGGGCTGGGCGGCAAATCCTTCGGGATCAATATACCGACAATCCCCATGCTTTACAAAGGCACTGACAACTGGCGGGGCGGCGCGGCGGTCATCCATGACCGGGGAGGCGAGATTGTGGACCTGCCCAAAGGGTCGCGGGTCTACCCGCACGACAAAAGCATAGAAATGGCGCGGAAGGAGGGCGGGGGAAACGGATCCGTCCGGATCACAATCCAGAAGCTGGCAGACAAAATAGAAGTGCGAAGCGATGAAGATATAGACCGCATAGCGGAGGCGTTGGCGTACAAATTAAAGAAAATAGCACTTAACACCGGCACGGCATAAGGAGGCGGCAAAATTGGAAATCTGGTTAAAGCAGGGCGGGACTAGTTTTAGGTTTGCGGTTCTGCCGTCAGAGTATGAGTTGACGAGCAAAAGCAACAATACGCAGGTGGCCATCAATTCATTGGGCGAAATAAATTTGTTAGGGAAAAGGAAACTGAAAAATGTTTCCTTTTCCTCTTTTTTCCCGAAACAGAAATACAGCTTTTGTGGGTACACGGCTTTCCCGACACCAAAGGAAAGTGTAAAGCTGGTCGAGGAAATGAAAAACAAGGGCGTTTTGCGCCTCACGATGACCGGCACGCCGGTAAATATGGACTGCACCATAGAAAGCTTCACGTGGGGCGAGAATGACGGCACAGGGGACATAAATTTTACATTGGAATTCAAGGAGTACCGCAAAGTAAAAGTAAAGACAACCAAGAGGAAGGAAAAGGTTACAAAGAAAGTAACGCCCGCCGCGACACAGCGGGCGGCAAGGGAAGTAAAAAGCACCACGTACACCGTGGTCAAAGGCGACAACCTGAGCAGGATTGCAAAGAATTTAACCGGCAGCAGCGCGAACTGGCAGGCAATCTACAACCAAAACAAGGGGGTAATAGGCGACAACCCCAGCCGGATATACCCCGGTCAACAGTTGGTGGTAAATGTATGAAAATAGAATGGGCAAGGCATAAAGACGGTCACACATACACGAATGACATAACGGAGGCGGTATCAAGCGTCTCATGGGGCGGATCCGTATCGCAGGCGGCGCGTACCGCCGAGATAGCGGTCATCAATGCGCCAAACGACAGGAACGTAAAAAACTTAAAACTGAATATCGGCGCGGGGCAGGTGATAAAACTGTACGAGGGCGGCGAACTGATATTTTTCGGCGAGGTACAGAGCGCAAGGAAAACAAGCGAAACCGGCACCATAACATATACCTGCTATGATCTGCTAAACCATCTGCTTAAAAGCACCGGTGTTTATAACTTTTCAAACACAACGGCAGAGCGCATAACACAAAAAGTATGCGCGGATTTGGAGATAGAAACCGGCAGCATCATAGAAACAAGGGCAACCATAAAAAAGATGATAATAGACGGCGATACATTCTATGACATTATTATGAAAGCCTACACAAAAGCGGCAGAACAGACCGGAAAGAAATACATCTGCCGCATGGACGGATCCGCGCTATCAGTAGAGGAAAAAGGGACGGAGGTTACAAATTTCGTACTTGCGGAAGAATGCAACATAACAAATGCCGGGTATGAGGAAACAATAGAAAACATGGTAAATGTTGTAAAAATATATGACGATACCGGCGTGCAGGTAGGGGAGGTCAGGGATGATGAGGCGGTAGAAAAATATGGGGTGTTCCAACAGATTTATAAGAAGGAAAAGGGGATAAACGAAAGTACGGCGGCCAAAAGTATGCTGCAGGGGGTAGAAAAGCGCGTGACGCTTGACGGGATAAACGGCGATCTAAGGTGTATCGCGGGTAATGGCGTAGAGGTTTACGACAACGCGACTAAATTAAATGGGCTGTTTTGGATTGACAGCGATACCCACACATGGGAGAACGGCACCCACATAATGAATCTGGAACTGAACTTTAAAAATATTATGGACAGCAGGGAATACGTGGAAACGTAAGGATGAGAGAGGGGGAGCGGGCATGAACGCATACGAGGAATTATTAAGCGTAATGAGGAATGAGGGTAAAAAGGACAACACCGCACCGATCCAGATCGGGGTAATGACAGACGCGACAAGCTGCAAAATCGGAAAGCTGCCATTATCAGGCAGTGATCTGCTTATAGCCGAACACCTTAAAACCGGCTACCATTGTGCGGTTTCCGATGATAAACCGTCAAAGAAGGATAAAGATACATTCGTCGAGCCTTTAAAGGCCGGCGACGAAGTGGCGGTTTACCGGATCAACGATGAACGTTATATTATTTTGGAAAGGTTGGTGTAAGGCATGGGTTTACTGTTACCGGCCTATATAGAGGACGATGAGGGACTGGAAGGAATGGGGGAGGAAACAAAACCGCCCAGGGAATACGGCATAGATTTCAATACCGGACAGCTGACCGGCGAAATCGTGGAAGGAAAGGGGGCTGTAAAAGTCTGGATATGGTTTGCCCTGCAAACGCCGCGTTACCGGTATTATATTTATACATGGGATTACGGCAATGAGTTTGAGGATCTTATAGGGCAGGGATATACCGGGGAATACATAGAGGCAGAGGCGCAGCGGATGACGGAGGACTGCCTGCTTGTAAACGAGAGCATACAGGGCATAACGGAATTCAGCGTAAGTATGGCGGGCGATACACTGACCATATCTTTTACGGCAGACACCATATACGGCGACATAGAATTTCACAACCAGACGATCGCAAGACCGGCAGCGGCATAAAGGGGGATGAGATGTTATTTGATGACAAGACACAAAACAACATTATGATTGATCTAAAATCGGCGATAGAACCGGACACAGACACCGGGGAAGGAACGCTTATAGACCACTCCCTCAGAGGCGCCGCCGCCGAGTTTGAGCAGGCATATATTGAATTGGGACTGATAGACCAAAACGGATATGCGGAAACGGCAGACAGGGAGCATTTGATATTAAGGGCAAAGGAAAGGGGGATAGAGCCATTCCCTGCATCCAACGCCGTCTGGAAAGCGGAATGTAATATTGATATCGCACTAAACACCCGCTTTTCCGCAGGGGAATTAACTTATACATGCGTCGGGAAAATGGAGCCGGGGAAATACCGTCTCATGTGTGAACAGACCGGCACAAGAGGGAACATAAAGCGGGGGGAGCTGACACCGATCGAGTATATAGACGGTTTCGACAGCGGGGGACTGGTAGAACTGCTCATACCGGCGCGGGATGATGAGGAAACGGAGGCTTTCCGGACGCGGTATATTTCCATCGTGGCGGCAGCGCAGGCATTTGGCGGCAACCGTGCACAGTACAAGGCAATGATGCACGAGATAGAAGGGGTCGGGGCCTGCAAAATATACCGCGTGACGCAATATGAAAAGAGGATAAAGATTTATTTCCTTGACAGCACCTATAAAACGCCGAATAAAACGCTTGTCTCGGATGTGCAGAAAATTATGGATCCGGTTGGAAAGCAGGGGGAGGGCGAGGGGAAAGCGGCAATATTCCATGTCGTGGATATTTACCCCTGTATATCGGAAACCGTAAAAACTGAGGCGAAAATAACAATAGATACCGGATATGCATGGGGGGACCTGTTACCGGGCATAGAGGAGAAGATAGACAACTACTTTTTGGAACTGGCGAAAAGTTGGGAGGATGAGGAATATATAACGGTAAGGATATTAAAGGTAAACGCGGCAATAGCAGGCGTGGAAGGGATCGTAGACGTGCAGGACACAGCTTTAAACGGCAAAAAGGAAAACCTGCTTTTGGATCCGAACGTAATACCGGTAAGGGGAGTGGTAGTATGCAGACCTTAATATTAAACCATTATCCCCCGGTAATAAAACAGATCAAGGAGATACAGCAGATTGCAAAGGCAGAGGATATAGAATTTTCAAGGCTGAATAATTCAATAAATGAAGTCATAAAAAATATGTTTGTGTTTACGGCGAACGAAACCGGCGTACAGCGGTTTGAAAAGCTGTTAGGCATCAGGCCGAAGGCGGGGCAGAGTTTGGATGACCGGAAAATATATATCCTTTCCATGATGAACCGGCGCAAAATGAGCCTGACGGAAATAACAACAATGCTGTCGGACTACTGCAGGGGGATCAGGCTGGTCAGCGACACAGGAAATATGGACATAATTGTGGAAATGAGCGAAAGCACGCTCAACATAGATACTGTGAATGACATGCTGGAAGAAATCCTGCCGTTGAACATATACATCCGATTCGCGCTGAAGGCAAAAAGGACAAGGTTCAAAGCAGCCGGACTATACGGGATGAGTGCGGAACTAAGGATCAGGCCGTTAACGGACACAGGAAAGGAGAGCTGACGCATGGCAGACACATATTTTACGGTTGTGACCGATTTGGGCGTAAAGAAGATGCTGGAAGCATTGGACAGGGGGGAGAAACTAAACATCACGGAGTTTGCGGTGGGTGACGGCGGGGGGAGCTGCCACGAGCCGACAGCGGCAGCGGAGGGGCTGCGTAACGAAGTCTGGAGGGGCGCGGTAAATGCCTGCCATATCAGCGGGGAATCTGAAAAGCGGCTGGTTGTCGAAAGTGTGATACCGTCTGACGTGGGCGGCTTTACAATACGCGAAATGGGCATCTTTGACAGCACGGGCGGTCTGGTTGCGTTATGCAACACACCGGCCACGCAAAAAGCAGGGATATCGGACGGGGCAGTACATGAACTGAACCTGTCAATGGAACTGGCGTTGGCAAACACGGACAGCGTAGAACTGATTGTTGACCCGAACGTGGTAACGGCAACGAAGAAGGATGTAAGGGAACTGCAAGACCAGATAAACCAGTTGAGCGGAAGCGTGGGGGCTGCGGACAAGTACAATGCAGATATCCCGTACCAGACCGGCGATTACTGCATATACGGGGATGTGCTGTATAAATGCACGAAGTCGACGACGGGAGGATGGGATGCCGGATGCTGGCAGCAGACAAGCACGCTGGGGGAAATAGCTGATATCGGGAAGTCCATGCGAAAGTTTTTTACAGTAGCCACGGACGAGGATATTGACAGGATTATTGACGGGACTTACGAGGAAAAAGAGGAAGGAGGGGAGGCGGTATGGACGGGGGAGACAATTTCGGAAGCCGACATTGACCAGATTATAGATAATTGTTTTAACACAGCCAACTAATATTAAATTTCAGGAGGAAAAAATCATGGGATCTATCACCAAAGGAAAACTGGAAAGATTCGCGATGGGTTTCGCGGAAAAGATTGACAGCCTGTTCGTGCGCAAGACGACCGGGAAGGGGTTGTCCACAAACGACTACACCACCGCTGAGAAGAACAAGCTCGCCGGATTGTCTAACTATGCACATCCGGGAAGCGGCGTTAGTGCGGGGACATATAGAAGCGTGACCGTAAACGCGCAGGGGCATGTGACGGGAGGAACCAACCCGACAACGCTTGCGGGGTATGGAATCACGGATGCTGCTGCGAAGTCGCATACGCACGGCAATGGCGATATTACAGGTATTGACGCATCCAAAATCACGAGCGGGACGATTGACATAGCCCGGATTCCGGCAGCGGCATTGGAGCGGCTCGTGGTTGTGGCAGACGACACGGCGAGGTTTAAGCTGACTTCCGCACAGGTGCAGGTCGGGGATACGGTGAAGGTGACATCCACAAACAAGATGTATTTTGTAAAAGATGCCTCGAAGCTGTCCACGGAAGCGGGATATGAGCCGTATACAGCGGAAGGGGCGGCAAGCGTACCATGGAGCGGAGTGATGAACAAACCCAGCACATTTACGCCGTCCGCCCATAAGCATACGCTGTCAGAAATAACGGACTATGCGGAGGCTACGGATGAGGAGATAGACCAGATAATCGCTGGGACGTTTTCATAAGAAGGGGAGGGGTGCAAATGGCTGCAATAACAGCGAACAAACTTAACCGTTTCTGGAAAAAAGGTATCGTACCGATTAAGGATGCGGTGGTTAAAAAACTGGATGTATCTAAAATCACTATGAGTTCCCTGATAACGGTGGCAGGGTATGCTCTGGACGCTAGGCATGCGAACCCGAATGTTGAAGGAACGCTGGCGAATCAAATCAGTGAACTAAACACGGGTTTGACTGAGATAAATAGCAAGATAAACAGTGGCACGGAACCAGATATAGTAATTCTTATGAATGGTTATGCAAATTTTAGTTTTACCGCTCAAAAAGACTTTGATTTTATTATTATGTTCTATACATATCCAAATGCATCAAAACCAACAAAGGTAACCGTGAATGGAGTAAGCGCATTGTT